CTCCGCTAAATTTTGCATTGAGCATAGCGTATTGTGTAGCATTTAGTCTATCAATAGAGTCAGCTTCGCGTTGTTCAACTTGAAGACCGAACTTATATTGTAGGGATCTGCTATAAACAGCCATGTTTGCAGTGTTTAGAATTTGTTTAAAGTATGTTTCTAAGCCATACTTGAGTACTAATTACGACAATAACTAAAAACTCCAGGCAGTAATGGTTCCCTTGTATGCACTGATGGTCCTATACCATCGGGATCATTCTTAATCCTAGTACGATGAAACCTAAACTTTAAGGCTTCATTATGTACTTCAGTAGTATAACCACCAAATATGCGATGCGTTTTTCTGAATTCTGTAATCACTCTTTTGTCGAGTTGCCATTTTTTGCATAGATAGGACAATTGAGCTTTCTCTAGAATATTAACAATTTCAGGATTTGCCTGTCTAGAGGTTAATTCATCTGCCCGTGTTAAAATAGAATTAATTATAGCCACTGGATCATTAGGAATAGCCATTTCCGTCGGTCCGTGCACAAAAGTAGATACCGCTCGTGCTAAATACTGTGTACCCAAACCATTATTATGGTCAACACGTAAAAATTCAGCAATGCCACCTAAGAAACACTTAGAATTTTGAAATCTAATATTATGTTTTACAGCGTTACTTTCCATATTACGTATTTGATCAATGTTAGTCACAGCACCCAGTATATCGTCACCATTATGTGTCGTAGCAAATGTCGTATCACCCATCATAACTTTAGTATATATATAGTTGAGTACAGTGTTCATAAAAGTAGTCAGTCGCCAACCAGATAATAAAGTCCCTTCAGTACTATAAACCTTACCATCAAGTTGTTTAATGGTTACATTACCTAATGACTCGTACAACCAGTCAATAGCCCCTAATTGTTCAGGATCAACTTTATCTTTAAACACTACCATGTAAGCGTGCAAAACACTACGCATCACTTCAGTACTATGCTGCGAATTAAAATCTTCAAAATCGAAACAATAAGGCACTCCATTTTTTAAAACTTCTTTAACTGATCTAGCTACTTTCTTTGACTCTGCTTC